TCACGCATAGCATTACTAGTAAAGATACCAATAACATTATCAGATGTGTTAATTTTACTGATACCGCCAGCAATGTGACTGTGGTCAAATTCAATTTCTTCTACTGCTGCACGATTTAGCTGTGATGCTGTTACTAGCAGTAAGTTGCGCTCTACTGCTAGGTTACGCAATTCTTCACTCACATATTTGTCCTTAACGAACAAGTTCTCTGCGCTGATCTTTGCAGCAATGGGCATCATAAGATCTAAGTAATCCACTAACAATGCATCAACTTTAACGCCACTTTGGATTTCATACTCACGCAAGAATGCACGAATGTCGTTGGCAGTAATACCGCTGGGCATCTGTTTAACACGAAACTTACCGGCGCCTTTGCCTTTCATACGCACCTTAAGATCAACATCTTCAATATTACGCATGATTTCTCGAGCGGCATGACCACTTACCATACTGTCTAGTCGCATACTAATAAGTTGCTCACTAAGTTCTAAGCTGATGTAAACAACATTAAGTCCTGCAAGACTCCAGTTAACACCAAAGTTTTGTAAGAACAAACTTTTACCTGCGCCAGATCCACCGGCGAAGATTGTGATCTCACCTCGGTTAAGTCCGCCATACAGTTTCTGGTCAATGCCTTTCCAACCACTGCTGATTGCGCCAGCTTGCTGTTTGATCCACTCTAATCGTTCCTTTGGATTAGCAAAGTAATCTAAGCCTAAGTCCTTAACTAAGCCTAGCTGTGTTGCAGCCTTGATCTTAGTTTCAACTTCACCGTAACGTTGCTTTTCCAACAAGTCAGTGCTGTCAATAATTGCCTTTTCTAGCGCCTTGTGCCTGCAGAAAGTTTCGAACTCATCCATAAACCAGTTCTGGTGATCCGGCGTTACGTTTTCAATCTTCTCTAGCTTAAGTCCGCCTACTGCATTGATTTGCTCAATAGTAGGAATACTAGTATAGTTAGTACTGTGACTTACTAACAAATCCACTGTGGGCTTAAACTTACGATTAAAGAATTCGCTATGAACAATATTCTGACAGCGAGCAAACAAGTCTGCGTCGCTGATCAAAAATCTAATAAACAGTTCTTGTACTTCTTCTGTGTAATCTTTTACATCGCTCATAGATAGTTTCTCGTCTCAAGTTCTTTAGTTATATAGTTTGCTACGACCTTATGACCCGCTTTATTAGGATGATAGTCAGTGTCGCTTTCGATAAGGTGTTTAGTGCTCGGATTAATAAATGAAGTTAGGGTTGTATCTAAATAATGTTCTCTAGACAAATATTTAACCAGCGGGTGATTATTTTCTGGGTGAATAAACGAGTGTGACGACAACGACATAAACACAAACTTTATACCACGCCTTTTAAAATATTCTGATAACAAAAAATTCTGATATATAAAATTAGATTCTAGCACTGTATGCGATCGGATGATAGCAGTCTGCTTATATAACTCAATGGTTCTATAAAAATCTTTTGGTATAGTAACAAACTTTGTGTTTGCTGTTAGATCAAAAACCGGATCAGGTGAGCCTTCGCAATAACCAAAATATGTGTTAGTTTCTGCATCATATAACTCAGTTCTACTATACGGAGTAGTCCACTGAATAATTGCTAGCCAATCACTGGGATCTTTAATGTTGTCAAAAAATTCTAGTGTGGTTCGAACAACTCTGTGGTTGCTTCCCCCTTGCCATGCTAAGTTAACAGTCTCGTCAAACCTATCAGACATTACATTAGACCACACCCAAGCTGGCGGCAACATACTATCGCCCCAGTCCCTGTGTCCGTGAGTAAAGCTACAGCCGTTAACAAATAACTTCATAACATTTTAGCCTTAACCTGTGCTTTAATTTTGTTGTCTGTGGCATGTTTTATAATGCTAGCAATAGTAAGCAGCCTACCATATTTAGCTACTGCATCAGCAGCATCTTTAACATCTTTATGCCAAGGCGGGAAACTTACTTCCCAGTCTAATGCTAGTGCCTCATCAATTAACTCTTTACCTGCTTTATCTCTGTCCGGACATAGTATCACTCGCTTACCTAATCGCTCAATTAAGTGTGCTTGTTCAGGCGTAACATGATTTCCCATTACAGCAATGCCATCAATGCCGATTGCATCAAACACACCCTCCACCACAATAACAATTTCTCTGTCACTGTCTGCAAAACGGTCAATGTTAAACACATAACCCGGAGGCAGCTTGTGTAGATATTTAGGAGTAGCTTTATCCGGTGGGGCGATGTGCCTGCCTGTCCAGCCTATTACTTCGCCGTTAAAAGTGAATGGTACGACTAAACGTTTCGCATACAAAGGATCGTTGGGGAAGTATAGTAGGGGATATATCCCTTCTAGTCCTCGCTGTCTTGCATACTGCCGCACATCATGATCTACCGGCAAGTCTTCAATCATCTGCACATCATCAGGAAGTTCAACAGTTTCAAACTTTGAAAGATTGTAAACATATCCTTCTGTTTCCAACCCTTCTAGTTCTTCTTGGCAGCGCATGAGGTCAACTTGTACGCTGTGTATAGCCGACTCGGATGCGCCTAACCTAATTGCCAAGTCTTTGAACTTTTGTCCAATATATGGGTTAGGGCTCCAACCAGTTGTGTATTTACAGTTAAAGCAGTTAAAAGATATTTTTGCGCCGCTGGTGATTACCCCGGATCGCTTACGTTTATCTGAACACATCGGACAATTGAAAGTATGCCACCCACTAGAAGTTCTGGTGGCACGGAGGGGCAAATTGTCAAGCAGTAACCGATGTACGCTTTCTACTATAGAATCTAGATCCATAATAGTATTATACAGGTTTCTAACAAAAAGTCAAGTGTTAATTTCGAAGCAATACTTTATCTATCGTACCCGAACTATTGTCTGGAGTATGTATTACTCGGATCCAGTTAGCGTTCACACTGAACGTTCTGTGGGTAATTACGCTGCTGTTACTTAGAGCAAGAGTTGTAATGTTAAACCAATCCTTACTTACATCGTCAGTATCAGGAACACCTTGTAAGCAACTGCCTTGTATAGTAATGTTCCCTGTGTACGAAGTAGTGTATAATGCTATGCTATGCTGTGCATTAACAAAGTTATGATCTAGGTTTCCGTACAGTGCGCTGCTTACAAACACATTCGAACTGTCCCCTAATGCTGTATTGGCTAGTTGACTAAACACTGCTTCTTCTTGAGTAGCCACTGGCTCAACACTAGTCTGATCTGTTATTTTAATATCAAATTTTACATTGTTGTTCTGGTCAACATATACAGGTAGATCTGTATCTTCTTGGGTTGACCGAGTAATATGTACTTGGTATAATCCTGCATCTAGATTAGTTAGGTCGCCTTCTACTAATACTAGTTTAACAATACCCACATCAGACGTGTGTTCTAGCACTTTAGTTAGCAATCTCTTTTTAGATCCCGGGTCGATTATGTAAGCCCGTAGTGTGTCGGAAAACACATTTTGCAGTTTTCTATCTCTATTTCTAATATTAAAATAGATTTCGTTACTTACGCCTTTGTGTGCGCTCAGATTTCTGTTGTTCATAGGTTTGTTATCCACATAAATACTATTAGATGATACTACTAAGTCGATAGTAGTATCATAAAGGTATAGTTTAAAGTCACTGTTCATACTACTATTTATCAGAGTAGTATGTCCAATAAGAGTGCAATTTACACAGGTAATTAATAAATATCACAACATGCAAGAACATGACTATTCAGAATTAGAATTTCTCACCGGATTACATTATATAGAAAAAGACTATGTTGGGATTGTGGTTAATCACGATAACAACATAGTAACTTTTTACGATGTTGAACTTATTCCTACAACTGAACAGAAACGCGAATTTCTAAATCTAGGTGATATGTGGTGGTGGGAAAGTAATCGTATGCTGCCCATAGATGTATTCTTGCATCACGAAATGAAGCCGTTTCGTAGCTGTATTAGAACTTTTGTTACAAAAGATGTAGATATTCTGTTTGGGCCAATAACTAGCTTGCAAAACTTGTTGAAGAAACGCATCAAACGACGCAGTATTCAATTAATTAGAAAGCCCGACTAGACTAGTTCGCTAATTAAGTTCATCTGCACTACAATTGCAACTGCATACGCAACTGCATGACTGTGCTTAAAGTAATAGCCTTCAGCGGGTTTATCCCACACAGTTTCCGCAATCTCGTCCCAAGTTTTACCAACTAAGTGCTTCTTGCCTGGGCGGATTATTGCTAGAATCATAGCAAGCTGTTCTATACTAGTAGGCTTATAATGTGCTAGGATTTTAGCATAATTACCAACATGAAACAATTGGTTTACAAACTCTTCATGTTTGAGTAAATCCCATATTGGCTCAATACTCATTAGTTGATTCAAGTGAGCTTCGTCCTTAACATCTTTATAGATTCCGTTATTGAGTATATCTACTTTGAACCATCCTTCTTCTTCAGCAGTATCATAGTCAATGCTGCTGTAGCCGTCTAAAGGAAAGGTTGGTATAGTTTGGAAATACACACCGGTATTGTGCTTCGAATATGTGCCGTCATTGTTTTTAATACTAGCAGGTATATGATTAACTAACCGCAAGAAGTCCTCACGATTAGCCATGTCAATATCTACGTCAAAATCAATCTTCATTAGAATTAATTTTCCTTAAAAGTCGTTGAGCGAGGTTACTAAATGTAAAATTACAGCTAACGCTATATCTCACACTGTCACCTAAAACTGGCGCAGTATAATGTCCAAGCGTTGCAGGAAAAATAAACATGTCACCTTCCTCTGGCTTCACTGTTATTTGTTTTTTTCCAAAATCATTTTTTGTATGTTCGCCATATAGAAATGTTAATTGCCCTTCTTGCCGTACATGTTCGTAATTAGTGTAATAATTTGCAGAATCGTCGATATAAACTTTAGGAAAAATAACACATACTAGATCAGCTGAGTGCCTATGATCATGCGGTGGATTGTATTCCATATGCACTTGCTTGTTATACCAAGCATCTTGCATCTCTAATAAATCAAACTTAGGATCACTGTCAATAACTTTTTTCCAAAGACCTGCATCGATTTCCGTTAAATATGCAGTAACCTCATCTAAAATTATTTTGTATAACGGACTGTTACGCAATAACTCAGTAATACCCATTTCTTCATCAATTAAACCCAGCAGTTTATGATTGTACCTGTCACTGGATTTTTGACAAATATCAAATAATTGCTGTGTATCTGACTCAGATAATTTAGATTTTGCTACTTTAGGACCAAAGTAATCAAGTACTTTCATGATCTGACCAATATTCCTCTAGCATTGGAAAATGCTCTAACACAATCTTCTTGCACTGCTCTGCAATAATCATGTGTTCTTTTTGTGTGCCATTTGATGCACGTAGGTCAATGTAGTGAATCCAACTACGCAAACTACCTGCCATATATAATGTGCTTTGTGTGAGACCCTCTGGCAGTACGGCACGAGCCTGTTCCTTAGCAATACCTTGATCCAACGCCCACTGGTATGCACCCATAGCAGCGTTTCGAACCTTTGCTTGTTGCATCTGCCAATCCTCTTGCAGTGCAGGGTTATCCACTTCCACGCTGTTCTGACGATTCTTAGTATCCTGCAATCTTGCTTCTCGAGTGTGACCAACATTCTCTGCTACAGCATAACGCTGACTGAATTCTTGAAAGGAAAAGCTACGGTGCCGCAGAATCTGTCGTGCAATATCACGTGTGGTTTTAATTTCCAGTGTCATATGCACCATCTCAAACGGACTCCAATGCTTTTCGCGGATTAGATACTTTAGCAGTTTGGGGGCTGTTTGTGTATTGCTCTGATTAGCCGGATTGCTAACTCGTGCAGTGTATGCAACTAGGTCGCCCGGTGTGAAACAACCGGTGATAGCACTAGGTTTGGTTACGCCAATTAAATTTACTTCACTTTTCATTTACTTCCTCGTAGGTTTGTTCAAAAATATCTGGCTTACAAGGATAAAACTCTCCTTGTACACCTTTAATAATCCAATCGCCTTCAGAGGCAATATGCTTTACAGTTAAATGTTCACCATCTTCTAGTGTAACAATTTCTGCTTCTCCCTTGGCATCAGGGGGTATAACAATTTGGCCAAGGGCCTCACCACAAAATTCTTGTAAGCGTCTAATGCCCTCGCCGGTACACACAAACTGCACTGCGTCAATTACTACTGGCTTCTTTCTATATCGCATCTTTAAAATCCATATATGGCGCAATGTCATTGTCAAATATCTGTGCCATTTGCTGCCAGATATATTTGCGCTCTGTTTCTGTGACACCACTATTTAAAGTGTACATCTTATCGTCCTCACTAATTGTGAGCCCGTAGTCGTGCCTATAAGTAAGGCACATGCTGTTAATAATTTGTTCTCTGGTACGCATTATTCGCCTCCTTGCAGTATGTGAATTGCTACATCATCTCGATCTAGTTTAATAGCGTCATGTGCATATTTGTTGCGACCTTTACCGTCGCGATAGGCGTTAGGATACCGTTGAACTTTGATCATCTTACTGTTTAGCTTAACAACCCTAGCCAGCATAAGTCCGTTGAAGTCTGCTACAGCAATGATGTCGCCTACATCAACTTGCCGACCA